TTACACCAACACCCGCTAGACACGTGCGGGACGTAACCGTGAGACGGTCCTACCTCAATTGTCTAAAACGGTTCGGACCGTTCCATGCTCTTGCTAGCCACTTCTTTTAACAATTCCTCAATTACCTTCGAGGCCTCAAATTTTGTTAGCGCGCTTACGCTCTCAATCTCTTTGCCTAACGTGTCGGTGCAAAATAGCCGCAACGCCTCGTCGTCCGCCAAATTGGCTTTTGTGGCTTGGATTTTAAGCATTTTTAGTTGCGGTGCAGTCACCGGGCCATTACTTGCCATGGCCTTACGTTTGTTTTGTTCCTTCTCAACAATGCGGCGCATAGCCAATTGGTTTTCTTGCTCGGGTGTGGTTGGCCATGGATCCTCGACCGGCTCAATATCTTGCCGGTGTTTAATTTCGTCATGGCTCGCTATGGACTTGTCGATCCCGTAACCCATATAGCCCAAACACCGGCCTAACGCGGACGTGAACCCCACCATTCGTTCCGCATTACGCGTATATGGTGTTCGGCCCGGTACTTGTTCGGCGGCGGACCCAATGACGGGCACCGCGTCCCGTTCATCACGCCACACCGTCACCACGCAAATTAAAAACAATTGTTCGCCCACTTGTTCGAGTGTGCAAGACGTTTCTTGGATACGTAGTTGGGGCCAATCTTTTAACGCCAACCGCAACCGGGTGGGAACATCTACGTAGCCGTTTAACTCAAATGCCATTACTAACCGTCGCTTTCGTTGTGAGTGTTGGCAACGTACCTAACGGGTGTAATTCGGTTTGTGGTGTGTAATAGGCGTTTGCTCGGTACCAATCACTTGGCCGGTGGTGTTCGGGTTTGAGCGTGTCGGCGTAGTTGGCCCACCCGGCCAACGTCACGTGGTAATTCAGATAGTCCACGCGGTCCACAATGCCCAACACGTATATGGCGGGTTTGTCAAAATCTCGCGTTATTAAACACCCGTTGGCTAGATCTGTGCCGCGTACTTCGTAACCGGCTACGTCATATGCGCCGGCCAATTTGGTGTCCGCTTGTAACTCATATGGCACGCGTAGGTAGCGGGCAAATGCCATTTCGGCGGCAAATCCCACCATGTCGCAACGTTTAATCCACGCCTCGCGGGTGTAGCCGGGTTTGACGTAGGACGTGTTTTTGAGTTCGCCGTGTTGGTGTCGTTTTTCGTAGAAATAGTCCACAAACATACGTAGATCGCCTACGTCGAGCGGCCCTAGTTCTATGACGGCCTTAGTAACACCCATGGGCCACTTGTTCCAACCGTTGTAGTTCGGCGGTGAGTTCGTTTATGCGTTGTTCCAATATGCGTATGCGGACCATGGCCAAAAATGCGCAACGGGCCGTTAATAGATCGTGGGTGTTTTCGTGTAGTTCGTTTATTTTGGCGTACACCAATTGGCCGGTGCCGTGGCAATCTGCCATTAATTCGCTCATGGCCGGTACGTGGTCCAATTCCACCAACCGCCACCCGATCCGGGTACACCGGCCCAAATTAAAAACCCTATGGCAAGGTTTGTAGCCGGATCCAACAAATCGTTGCACGTTATGGGGTAGCCGTTGGCGGCGGCCCACCCGGTAGGCCAATGCGTCGAGCGCGCCACCCACGTAGGGCAATGGATTTGTAACAACCCGTAGGAATTGCCGTTGTCACCCACCGCGTACGGGTTGCACCCGCTTTCTAAACGCATAATTTGGGCTAATTGTGGGGCCTCGGTTGCCGGCCAACCAAACCCCAACGCGTAGCCGGCCCACGCGCCACAATCCCCTATTTGGGGTTGGGGCACCGTGGTAGGGGTTGCGGCTTTTGACGCGTCTAGCGGGCTGTAAACGGTGTTTGCGGGCACCATGGTGTTGGTAGGTGCCGCGTCTGGCTGTGGATTAGGGAGTGGGCTAACCCATAGGGAGACTACAAACGCGGCACCCACAAAAATGCTACCAATAATCGCATTCATGCCGCGCCGCCGTCCCTCGGTGCCGGATGTGTTCCCGCGTGTTCTAGTCGAATTGGTACGCCCCATGTTTCCCACCTATTGTTCCGCATTGCTAGTTGGGCTAGCGATATGGTGCCGTTTGGCAACCTAAAAATTTGGACAAGTATTTGGGTTCCGGTGTCCAATTGGCCGGTTAAAACCTCGTAAAAAATAAGGTTAGGTTGGTTGGTTTCCGTTTGGTCTGGCACGTCGCTTGCCGCCTTTCGTCGTTGTCGGTTCCACCGTAGTGGGGACGTGTTCGGTAGTGGTGGATTTGCCAAACGCGGCGTGAAATGCGGCCCGTACCCGATCCGGGTTGTTGGCCATACCTAGCGTTATCTCAATATGGAACCAATCGCCGCCGCTTGCCCCGCTAATGGTGGGTTTCATGTATTTAACCCACGCTTGGACGTTATGGGCCTTGGGTGGTAGTGCGTCCACCCGATCTACACGCCACCCACGGCCGTGGGGTTCCGGGAAATAGTCCAATACGCATTGCACACCTAATAGTTCCCAATTGTCTAGGACCGTGTTAAGCCACGTTAGGGCCTTTATGCGGGCATTGGGTACGCCTAGTTTGCGGGCCTCGATACGCCGGTAGGACAGATCCATGGCTACGCCACGTGCGTGGTTTGAGATAATGCCGCGTTTGCCGCCGGTGTCGCTACCGCGTATGTTGCGCATTTGGTAGTGGCCGTTGTTCCATACCGCGCCACCGCTAGTTAGTTCGGCTTGTTTTACCCACTCGATAGTCCCGGCCAATGGTTCGGATACCACCGAATAGCCGGGGACTTTGTAAACGGGCATTACTTAGTTTCGTCTGTTTTTTGCACAAATAGGCAAGCGGTATCCGGGTTGCCAACACGGGTACTTACCATGGCCATTACGGCCGATACCACCGGTATGGACAACGCAATGATTTGTGGGTCCACGTTGTATTTATGCGCCACGTAACTACCTAATGCGATAACCGCGCCTTTTAGGGTTTGGTCCGCCGTTTGTAGTTGCGCGTTTTTATTCATTGTCGGGTAACGGCGGTGGCGGCGGTACTTGCACCACGCCGTCCACTACGGCCCAACCGATAGCGGCGGGGTTTTCTGGCGTGTATTCGATTAGGTGTTGCGGGTCATTGTTTACCCAATCCGGTGGCACTACCTCAACATTGACTACTACGCCATTGGTTACGTTTGGCTCAACAATTGCTACGGTGCGCTCGATCATACTTGGTACTCAATCCATACGTAACCGCTACCGCCTGCCGCGCCGCTTGTACCGGCAGTACCGCCCGCGCCAACCGTCACCGTGATACTTGCGGCGGGTGTTACTGCTCCGCCAGCAACAATGTACGCGCCGCTTTGCGCGTGCACGGTGTTTATCTCACCGGTAACAAAGTAGTTACCGATTGCACCGTTTCCGCTATTTGCCGGGCCGGCAACCGGGGTGCTATTTACTGTGAACGTGTTAGCCGCGCCACCCGTTGCGGTTATCGTGCCGCCAGAAAACGCGACGCTACTATTGCCGCCAGCTCCGCCCGTGGTTGCTCCCACGCCGCCGCCGCCCGCCGTGATGTGCGCAATTGCATACGTTACGCCTGCCGGTACTGTCCAAGTACCCGACGCGGTAAATGCGGCTACGTTACTCACGCTCGAAATACTAACCCACGCCGTACCCGAATAAACGTAAATTTTCCCGTCACTCTCTAAGTAACTAAGTTGGCCTTGCGCCAAAACTTTTTCCCCCGTACCACCAAACGCGGCCGTACGTGCGGTGCTATCCGCAAACACCGGCACACCGGTGTTTATTTGGTTTACTTGCGCGGCCGTTAATACTTGCCCGGTGGTAAACGTTGGGACGGTTGTTTGAGCGTTAGCACCCATATCGTAATCCTAACCCAACACGTTGGTGCTATCCATGGCACCATACAACGGATCGTCCAAAATAAGTTGGTACACCACGGTGGTGTCCGCCGTGTAAAACGTGAGCGTATGGCCACCGTCCAACGCTATTTCCCCGTCTATTCCCTCTACGGATAGTTCGCTACTAATGGTGCCGTAGTTTGGTACGTCCACCGTAATAGTTATGGTGTCCCCAATGTCGATAGTTGCTACGGTGTCGCGTTGGGCCTCGGTGAGCATGGCCAAATTGGTGGTTAGCGCGGTGAGCCGTGGGGACGGATACGGGGTTAGTAGGTACTCGGCGGCGGCCGTGATTTGGCCGGCTACGTGCAACAACGAATTAGAGATATCACGCGTTTGGACAAAATACGTGGTTTGGCTAGCCAAATCCTGATCCGTGGCCGTTACACCGTCCAACCCGGTAACCGTCGAGCGGTTCACCACTTGTCGAGCGTCAAATTGGATAGCCACGTTTCGGTATTTGTAGTTTGTACCCTGATCTGAAAACTCGGCTACCGGGCTACTTAGCGTGGTGCCCACACGATTTTGGAATGTCAAAACCCCGTTGGCGGACATAAACAAACGCCCAAACTCGGCGGTGTTGTTGATTTGTTGCAAATAGGCCAACACGTTGGTGCCTGCCGGGACGGTGTACGCGGACGCATGGCCCAAATCCACGGTGCCGGCCGCAATGCTTGTAGTCCCGGTGTAGTCCACTTCCGGTAACGCCAATACG